ATGACATCGCAGTGCGTGAACTTGGATCGGGTGTATCTCGGATTGAGACCGCCAAGAAGCTTGGCATCAACTTTGAGATCGTCAAAAACGTGCCGATTGAAGATGGTATCGAAGCGAGCCGACAGATTTTGTCTAGCTGCTGGTTTGACACGGACAAATGCTCGGCAGGCTTGCACGCATTAAGCAACTATCGGCGCGAGTACAACGACAAGATGGGGGAGTTTAAGGCTCGTCCTGTCCATGACTGGGCAAGTCATGCCGCTGATGCGTTTCGGTATCTGGCGCTGTCTGTCCAAGCGATGCACGTCACGCCACCGCCACCGCCACCATCCATGCCCAAACGCACACATCATTGGAACCGCAGATAATGACCACGACTGACAAACTCACGCAAGTGCATGACCGCGCTATGCGTGGCTTTGACGCGACTTATGACCCACAGCGCGACAACAGAGCGCAGTGTCTTGAAGATCGTCGGTTCGCGTTTGTCCAAGGTGCACAGTGGGAAGATAATCTCGGTCAGCAGTTTGAAAACCGCCCGAAGTTCGAAGTCAACAAAGTGTCTTTGGCAGTTACTCGGTTGTTTAGCGAATACCGTAACAATCGAATTACTGTCAATTTCAAGAGCAAAGACTCATCAGGCAGCAAAGAAACCGCTGAAAACATGAACGGCCTGTATCGTGCCGACGAACAAGACTGCAATGGTCAGGAAGCCTACGATAACGCCTTTGAAGAAGCTGTCGCAGGCGGTATCGGCGCGTGGAAGATCAAAGCCAAATACGAAGATGAAGAAGATGAGGATGACGACCGCCAGCGCATCGTCTTAGAGCCAATTTTTGACGCTGATCAAACCGTGTTTTTTGATGTATCAGCCAAGCGTCAAGACAAAGCTGATGCTAAATACGCATGGCATATCATCAGTATGACGCCTGATGCTTACGAGGAGCGGTTCGGCAAGTCACCATCGTCGTTTGATGTGGTTGAAAAGAACCAGTACTCATTTGAGTGGTTCTCGGCTGATGTGGTCAATGTTGCTGAATACTACGAAGTTGAGGAAGTTAAGCAAAAGCTCGCCTTCTACAAACACGACACCGCCAAAGATGAAGTGAAGTTGAACGAATCTGAGGAAGAAGCCGAAGAATTGGCTGATCAGATTCGGGCGCTTGAAGCTCAAGGCTACTATCGCGCACGCACCAAAACAATCAAATGCCGCAAGGTGCATTTATATGTGATTGATGCGTCGGGTGTGCTCGAAGATCATGGCTACATTGCAGGCAAGTACATCCCGATCATCCCGATGTATGGCAAACGGATGTTTATTGATGGAATCGAACGGGCATGGGGTCATGTGCGCATTGCTCGCGATCCACAGCAGATTTACAACACCATTACGTCTGCACTGGTCGAGATTGCGGCGAGTGGCTACAAGCAAAAACCAATCTTTACGCCTGAGCAAATCGCAGGCAATGAAAACATGTGGGCAGATGATGCGGTTGAGGATTATCCGTATCTGCTGATCAATCAGACCACCGATGCAAGCGGTAATAAGTTGCCGCCTGCTCCAGTGGCATACACGCAGCGGTTTCAGCTACCACAGGCTATGACTGCACTGATTCAAGTGGCTGGTGTGGACATTGCCGAGCTGACCGGAAATCAGCAAAACGCCGATCAAATGGTCAGCAACATTGCGACTGAAACCGTCGAAAAAATCCATGAGCGCCTAGACATGCAGGCGTTTATCTACATGGACAACATGGCTAAGGCAATGCGGCATAGTGGCTGCGTGTGGCTGTCTATGGCACAAGAACTTTACGACGAAGATGGTCGTGAGATGCGTGCGGTGTGGCATGACGACACCGAAGACACGATTGTGATCAATCAGCCAACCATGAAAGACAATGTGCTGAAATACGAGAACAATCTATCTGATGGCAGGTATGACGTGGCTGTCGATGTGGGTGCATCGTTTGCGTCACGTCGAGAAAAGACCATCTCAAACCTGATCAAATTGCTTCCGGTTACGCCTGATCAAGAATTACAAGCTGTAATGGCGGCAACCATCGTGAGCAACTTAGAAGGCGAGGGCTTGTCCGATCTTTCCAAGTTTGGCCGCAAAAAACTGCTGGCAATGGGTGCAGCAGAGCCAACCGACGACGAAATCAAAGAGCAGCAGCAACAGGCCGAAGCAATGGCGAATCAGCCACCCGATGCCCAAACCCAGCTCATGCAGGCGATGGGTGAAGAAGCTCAGGCTAATGCGGTCGCTGCACGCGCCAAAACCGCCCACACACTAGCGCAGGCTGACAAAGCCAATGCTGAAACCATCAAGACTATGATGGAAGTACAGCAGCAGCAAAACACGCAAATGGCACAAATCTTACAAATGTTGTCGGCTATGCAAGGCTCACAGCAGCAGAACCAGCAACAAATCGCGGCGAGTGTTGAGACTAATCCGACACCCATGCCGCAACTTCCACAAGGCATCCAGTCGCCTATCTAAGACTGAGCAATCGAGGTTTTTATGACACTACAGGCTGATGAGAGCTTGGGTACAGATCCGTCTGAGCAATTACCGGACGATGATCTGAATACTGATGCTGACACCAACGAAGCTGAGAACGATCCGGCTGACGAAGGTGAGGTTGAGGTGACGTTTGGCGAGCCGTCAGACGATGAAGCCCAAGAGAGTGAAGATGATGGTGATGAAGATGCGTCATCGGTCATTCGCAACATGCGCAAACGTGAGCGCGAAAAAGACCGGAAGCTTCGTCAAGCCGAACGTGAGTTAGAGCAACTGCGCAAAGCTCAGCAACCACAGCAGCAAGTGCCAGAACTTCCGCCAAAGCCGACTCTTGAGTCGTGTGACTGGGATGAGTGGGAGTTTGAGAAAAAGCTGATTGATTGGCAAAAGCAAGCTAGTCAGGTTGAGCAAGCCAAGGCCAAAGCACAAGAGCAGCAACAAGCTTTGGTGCGTGAAGCAGAAGCCAAGCGCACGGCGTATCAGGAGAATGCAAAGAAACTCAAGGCCAAAGATTTTGCAGATGCCGAAGAAGAAGTTGTTTCAATCTTCGACCAGACGCGACAAAGCATCTTGCTTGAAGCTGCTGATAATCCTGCGTTGCTTGTATACGCACTCGGCAAAAATCCTACCCAACTCGAACGCCTGTCAAAAATCACCAATCTCGCCAAGTTTGCTGCCGAAATCGGCAAACTCGAAAAGGATCTGAAAGTGTCGAAACCAACCAAACCCACTCCTGCTGATACGAATCTGCGCAGCAATGCCGCGCCATCGGGCAGCAGCAAAAAATTGGCCGAACTTGAAGCAGAAGCAAACCGGACGGGCGACCGTACCAAGCTGATCGCTTACAAGAAAAGCCTTCGCAAATAATCCATGAGGTTTTGAATTATGGCTACCAGTTTAACCAGTCAAGAACAGGTGATGTTTGATAACGTCATGATGGGTCTTGAAGATTTGCTTGTCATTGCGAAAGGTGCTGAACTGTACAATCCCTTGACTCCGCAAGAAGCGGTGCATGCTCAGGATAAGTTTTGGCTGCCTTGTCCGATGATTGGCGCAAGCTATGACGGATTTGACCAGTCGGCAAACTTTGATGGTCTGACGCAGCTCAACGTGCCTTGCTCTGTGGGCTATCACAAATCCGTACCAAAAACACTGAGCGCCAAAAATCTGCGCAGCAAGTTTGCAATGGATCAGTACGGCAAGGCTGCTATGCAAAAGTTGGCATCTGATGTTAATTCTGCTTTGTTCAACACTGCTGCGCTGTATGGCTCGGTTGTATCGAAGCGCACTGGTGCTGCCAGTGGTTACGACGATGTGGCTGATCTGGACAACCGGTTCACTCGCATTGGTGTGCCGCAAGATGGTCGCATGGCGTTCTATGCACCAAGTGCTATGAATGCGATGGCTGGCAACTTGGCTGGTCGTTCCGAAGATTCGTCTCGTTCGCGTGATGCGTATGAGCGTGCAATGATCCGCAGCGATATTGCTGGCTTCCAAGTGTTCAAAAACGACCAAGAAATCCGTCTGACTGCTGCAACCGGTGGGGATGTTTTGGTCAATGGTGCAAACCAACGCACTGTGCCTGCTGCAACCGTCACTAGCGCAGGACTGACCGAAAACAAGGACAATCGCTACACTGATCTGGTTGTCGATGGTGGCACTTACGCCAACATCAAAGTCGGTGATGCTTTCACGATTGATGGGGTTTTTGAAATCCACCTGATCACCAAGCAAAACACCGGCAGCCTAAAAACGTTCCGTGTGGTTGATAAGCCTGCCGCCAACACCATCCGCATCTATCCAGCCATTATTGATGCTGCCGAAGGCTCGATTGGCTCAAAAGAGTATGCGAACGTCAGCAATGCTCCGGCTGATAATG